AATATCACGTGTCAAGTATGTGAATACATTGCTGATGCATTTAAAAAGACATTAAGAGCTATCATAGTAGGTAGACAAATGGCTGCAAATGCTGAAGTGGCAAGACAACTTCAACAGCTTGGATTTTATGGCAGAGACCAAGATTTAAAGCATATCATTATGCAATTAAATAAGAAAACTGCTAAAGAATACGAAAGATACTAGTATTGTAAAAAATCAAATGAAAAATTAGGCGGGTTCTTCCCGCCTTTTTTATTATAAATAGTATTTTATAAGGAGATATAGAATGAACATAGATGTATTAAGAAAAGAACTTGAATTGGATGAAGGAGTTAAATATGAAATTTACAACGATCACTTGGGTTATGCCACTTTTGGGATTGGGCATTTGGTTATTGATTCTGATCCAGAGTACGGACAGGAAATTGGAACAGCTGTCTCAGAAGATAGAGTTATTGAAGCCTTCAATTCAGACGTCCAAATCGTGCTCGCAGATTGTGAGCAATTATATTACGGATTTAATGTCTTGCCAGAAGAAGTCCAACTGATCATTGCTAACATGATGTTTAATATGGGAAGACCTAGACTTTCAAAGTTTAAAGGTATGAAAGCTGGTGTTGACGCACAAGATTGGAATAAAGCTGCAGATGAAATGATTGATTCTGCATGGTATAGACAGGTTCCTAATAGAGCAGGTAGACTCGTAAAAAGGATGAGAGCTCTAGCATGAGTGACGATATAGATTTTGATTTTGGATTTACTGCAGTAACTGAAGATGAGTTAGATGTAGTTAAAGATGTAACTAAAAAAGCTGAAAGTCTTGGTGCTAATGCACTAAATACTCAAGATAGACTTGACAAACTTTATAACGCTATAACTCCACTACTCAATAATCTTAAAAAGAATCCAGAGAAAGAATATATTCTCTGGCCTAATAGACTAGAAAAAGTAGAACAATTTGAAGATTTAATACAAAAGATATATAAAAAGTAAAAAAGTCCTTTACTTTTATTAAAAACTATGGTATAATATAACTACAATGAAAAATTTTATAACGTATTTAGAAGAAGCACAAGGAAAAGGATTAACAATCTTTGACATAGATGAGACTATGTTTATAACTAGAGCAAAGGTGCATGTGGTAAAAAATGGTAAAGTCATCAAAAAACTGGATAATCAAGAATTTAATACGTATAAGAAAAAACCTGGCGAAGATTACGACTTCGGCGAATTCAAAAACGCCGAGGTATTTAACAGGACGTCCACGCCAATCGCAAGAATGATTAACAAAGTTAAAGTTATATTGAAGAATGCTACAAGAGCAGGATCAAAGGTTATCATCGTAACCGCAAGACCTAACTTTGATAACAAGAAAATATTTCTAGATACATTTAGAAAACAAGGGATCGACATAGATAAGATCTATGTTGAACGTGCTGGTAACTTAGGTAGTGGACCAGCTGCAGACAATAAAAGAGTAATATTTAAAAAATACTTAAATCAAAAGATATATAAAAGAATAAGACTTTTTGATGATGCAAGATCTAACCTCAAGGTTTTTTTATCATTACAAAAAGACTACCCAGATGTTTCATTCGAAGCATTCTTGGCAAAACCAAACGGCTCTGTTTCAAGAGTAAGATAAGGAGAAAAAATGAAATCGATACTGCGCACACTGGCAGTGGCAACACTGTCTTTGTTTCTTTGCATGCCAGCATTTGCTGACAAGCTTAAAGTAGGTTTTATCTATGTTGGCCCAACAGGCGATCATGGTTGGACCTATAGACACGATATTGGAAGACAAGATGTTGAAAAACATTTTGGTGATAAAGTTGAAACAACTTTTATCGAAAGCGTGAAATACGGACCTGATGCTGAAAGAGCAATCAGAGCTATGGCAAAAGGCGGAGCGGATATTATATTTGCAACATCTTTTGGTTATATGGAACCTATGCTTAAAGTAGCAAAAGAATTTCCAAATGTGAAATTTGAACACGCTACAGGTTATAAGCAATCTAAAAATATGTCAAGTTATGGATTAAGATTATATCAAGCAAGACACGTACAAGGTGTTATTGCAGGTATGATGACTAAGACTAATAAGATCTGTTATGTTGGTGCATTCCCAATTCCAGAAGTTATCCGTGAAATTAATACATATTACTTAGGTGCTAAGTCGGTCAATCCAGATGTTGATATCGATATCGTATGGGTTAACACATGGTATGATCCAGGTAAAGAAGCTCAAGCCGCAAAGGTTATGATTGCAGAAGGTTGTGATATGGTAGCACAACATACTGATTCACCTGCACCATTACAGACTGCAGAAAAAGCAGGCGTACTTGGTTTTGGTCAAGCAAGTAATCAATACAAATTTGCTCCTAAGGCTCAGTTAACTGCTACTATTGATAATTGGTCTCCATACTATATTCAAAAAGTACAAGACGTAATGGACGGTACTTGGAAGAGTGGTGATTATTTTGGACATATGAAAGATGATGTTGTACAAATGGCACCATTTACTAATATGCCAGATACTGTAAAAGTATTTGCACAAAAGATTAAAGATGGTATTACTAATGGTAAGTACTTTGCTTTCACAGGACCTATCAAAGATAACACAGGAAAATTACAGTTGAAAGACGGTGAGATTGCTGATGATGCACATTTAAATAGTATGATGTATTACGTTGAAGGTATTGACGCTAAAGTACCGGGTAAATAAATGATACCAGTAATTGATTTTAAAGGACCTAATGTTCTTGACAAAATCGAAGAAGCCTACACAACTGTAGGCTTCGCTGTTTTTACCAATTGTTTAACAGAGTATGAAAAAACTTCAATGTTAGTTTGGTCAAACAAAATGAAACAATTTTTTAATTTACCTTTAGAAAAAAAGATGCAGTATGGCTACGAAGGTGTAGATACCAATATAGGTTACACCATGTGGTTGAAAGAAAATGTAGATCCTAGCGCACCAAAGGATATGAAAGAAAGTTTTAACTACAACGATAAAAGAACTACAAATTGGCCAACTGAAATAACAGATTTTAAAACCACAGCACTTGAAAGCACCACCATTGCTGATAGGTTAACACTTAATATATTATCAAAGTTTGATGACATATTCAAAAGCGGCACAACATTAGTTGATGCACACATAACAAATTATAGTACAACGAGATTTATACATTATCCTGCATACACAGGAAAAATTGAAGATAAACAAATGAGAATTGGAGAGCACAGTGATTATGGAACTATTACTTTACTTTGGCAAGTTAATAACGTACCGGGACTCGAAGTCCAAGACCTTGAAAACAAATGGCACTCAGTCCCGTATGAAGATGATGGAGTAGTTGTCAACATCGGCGATTTATTACAAAGATGGACTAATGATTATTTTGTAAGTACAAAACACCGTGTAGTAAACTCACATATACATATGAAGAGATACAGTATGCCTCACTTCGTTGATCCGGCTGAAGGCACTATAATAAAAAATTTAACAAACACTCCAGATAAGTATGAACCTATTGAAAGTAAAGAATACTTGACTTGGAGATTAGCACAGAGTTATTAATGGAAATAAAAGATTATATAAAAGGTTATGAAGACTTTCCTAAAAAAGGCATAAAATTCTATGACACTACAGGTTTATGCGCAGAACCTGCAGGATTTCAATTAACTAACAATTTCATTACAGAAAATTTATTAAAATACACTAGTGAAAGTTATACCGATAAAGTTATAGGAATAGATGCAAGAGGTTTTCTATTTGCAAGTCCTTTTGCTCACAACTCGTCTATACCTCTAGTGTTAGCGAGAAAAGAAGGTAAACTGCCTGGTGATGTAATATCTAAAACATATGATTTAGAATATGGCAAATCCACTATACAAATTCAAAGAGATAATATCGATAACAAAGATCATGTGATTATTATAGATGACTTGTGTGCTACAGGTGGTACAATACTTGCAACTATTGATATAGTGCAAAGCTTAGCTGCAAAGGTTGTAGCAGTCTTGTGTATTGTCGATCTACCAGATTTAGGTGGATCTACTAAAATTAAAGAAAGAAAGATTCCTTTTTATAGTGCTGTAAATTATTTTTAACTTAAATGCATTTTTTCCTTTACATCTGCTGAAAAGTGTGGTATAATAGTACTTATAATTAAAGGAGAACTAAATGTTAAATTATAATCTAAACAACCCAACACCATTCATTAAAAAATATATTTCTAAAAACAATCATATTATTAACAAATTCGCAGATTTACTATTTTCGGATCCAACTACTACTTCATCATCACCATATAATTCACTACCACCATTAACTCAAAAACTCATTTTCGAACTATCATTATACAAACTCGAAAACGGCCGCGATTTTTATTTATAAAATCGCATATTTTCCTTTACATTTACTTAAAACTGGTGTATAATAGATCTATAATCAAGGGAGAGCTTATGACTAAATTACAACAACACTATATTAATTTTCAATCACAACCAACAATTCCACATAAAATTTTATATTTACAAAAATTTCAAAACGAATTATCACAATACAATATAAACGTACCTAATCTCATCACGGCCTGGACAACAAATCAATGGCCATGGAATCAACCTAAACCGGACCAAAACTAAATGTCATTTTACACTAACGTATTACGATACAAAAACTATATTCTTCACCGGGGTTACCAAAACAACGGTGAAAGATTTATGCGTAAAGAATATTTCCAGCCAACACTATTTGTTTCATCTAAGAAGAAAGAAGGCTGGACTGGATTCGATGGTCAGGATGTTGCACCTATAGAATTTGAAAGCATGTTTGAAGCTAATCAGTGGTTAAAGCAAAACATTGGTGTATCTGGTAGAAACATATATGGAAACAAAAAGTTTGCACAACAGTTTGTCACTCAAAAATATCCACGCGATATAGAATTTAAACGTGAGTTAATTAATGTTGGCACAATTGATATTGAAACAGATTATGATACAGGCTTTCCACATCCTAACGAAGCAAGTCAAAAGATACTTGCTATAACCTATAAGTCAAGTAAATTCTCTACATATCACGTATGGGGTTACGGTGAATTCGATACTACTAAAGCTCTTATTAGTGATGTCAAATATACTAGATGTAATAGTGAAGAAGAACTTCTTAGTAAGTTCTTAGAATTCTGGTCACACCCTGATATTATACCAGATGTTATAACGGGTTGGAATACAAGATTTTTTGATATACCATATATTGTAAATCGTATGGCTAAGGTTTTAGGTATACAAGAAATCCAAAAGCTTTCACCTTGGAACATGCAACTTGAACATAGAAGAATTACTAAACGTGGTAGTGAAAATGATGTATATGAAATACCCGGCATTCAAACTCTTGATTACATGGAATTGTTTCAAAAGTTTGGTTATACCTATGGTCCACAAGAATCATATGCATTAAACCATATTGCTTATGTTGTCCTTGGTGAAAAGAAACTTTCATACGAAGAATCAGGTTCTCTTAAAAACTTGTATAAAGATGATCACCAAAAGTACATTGACTATAACATGAAAGATGTTCAGTTAGTTGACAGGCTCGAAGAAAAGATGGCTCTTATTACATTGGCCTTAAC